CCCTGCAAAGGTCACTGTGGGATAAGGATCGTAGGTGGTCACAATGTAGCCCCGACTAGATTTACTGCCCCAGTGCGCCTTGAGGAGTCTTGGAGTAGGCGTTCAATGCTACGGCGAGCAGATTCACCGTCTATGACACCGTTCATTATTATGGTCACGCCTGATCCTGCGCCAGTGTCCGGTCGAATTGATCCCGAGCCACTGGGGACAAACATTTCAGGGCCAAACTCGCCAACACGGTATGCGCCACCAGCCATGACCGATCCACCAGCTGCGCGTGAGCCTGATGTGTCTGAAACAAAATTAACCGCGCCAGCCAATCGTGTCACTGGGTTCATAAAGTTTTTCAGCCAGTCTGGGACTTTATTGTAAAACTTGAAATACGACTCGTATGCCCGAGTAACTAGGTTAATAGCATTGGCAAAAGTTTCCATTGCGCTTGCCATTTTTTCCAAAGTGGATACACCAGTTTGGGCATCTGGACTGCCTATTTCATCAAATAACTTTCCAAAGGCATTTGCAACGGTTCGCAATGATCCGCCTAGGCTGTATGCGCCGTCACCCTCAAATCGCCCTGCAAGTTCTCTTGCCCGAGTGCTTAAGCCTTGAGGATCTTCACCACTAAAGCCTTTGGCAACCATGTTGACTTGTTCTAGTAAAACTTTAAGTGTTGGCAATAATGCCATGCCGATTGATTCTTTAAGTTCCCCTACACGCTCTGTAACAATCGCCAACTGACCTGCGTAGGTTTCAGTGTTTGCCTTAGCTGCGCCGCCAAATAGCCTGGTCAATTCACCCTGGACTAAGTTAAAGTCACCGGACTTTTTGATCGCATCATCAAGCGGAATGCCTAACTTGGTCAATGCGCCAATGTTCCCGTTATATGCCTTGGCTAGGCTAAGTGACACACTTTCCAAATCTTTAGAAGTGGCCGCCGATATGTCTAATGCAAGATTGGTTAGTTGCTGGGCTTTGCCTACATCACCAGTGGCTCGGGCTAGGTTAGCCAAGGCTGGGCGCAACTTTGTATCGGCTACGCCAAAGGCCAACTGTTGCTTGCTGATGTAATCCTCGGTGGATTTGATTTGGGCGTCAGTGGCGTTAGTGGTATTTTTTAGGGCTTCGGCAAGTTGCTTTTGTGACGCTTCATCCTCGACTGCAGCCTTTACCCCATCGATGCCGATCTTGATTGCATACGCGCCAGCAGCTGCGCCAGCAACTGCAAAAGACTTGGCCATTGCCTTGGAATACTTGCCAACTTTGCTGGAAAAAGATTTAGTTTCTTTTTCCGCTTCCATTAAACCTTGACCAAACTTAGCCACATCGGCAAGTAGGTTAAGTTTCATTGTCCTTACATCAGCCACTTGTCCGACTCCATTCGCCGTATACCGTGCCTACTGCTGCTTTCCATCGGCGCGTGATTTCTGGTTGTAATGCTTTCAAGGTAGGGAATATCCAATAACCTTTGTTGCCGCGACCCTCTTTCGGAGTACGGGCTGGAAACTTGTAACCCCCATTTGGGAAATTGCCAGCTGATCCATAGGCGTTACGATCCGACCCAAACTCATTTCCAAATAAAAGGATGCCAGCATTTGCACCACCTGATGCTCGGCCACGCGATCCACCAATCGTCACATTTGGAATACGGTCTTTATTTGCTCGAACCGTACTGGCCACGATTGCTGTCTGTGCTGGCATTGGCGACCCAACATAAGCACTGGTTTTGATTGCCCCTGCTGTCCAAGCACTGATACTTGCCACGTCGTCTTTCAACGCTTTCTTGCTTGCATCATCCATAGCGTTTAGGGCTTTTAGTAAACCTCTAAGATCTCTAAGGTCAGGTTGGATCTTAATGGTAGATCTTGTATCAGCCATGTCCATTCCTTTCCCTAATAAGCGTGACCGCCGTGTTTATGTCTGCGAGCGACCAGTCCATCAAATCTGTTAAGGGAATACCGGTGGATACTGCTATCCGAACCAGTGCATCCCTTAGTTCTCTTTTGGGCTTTCCTCGACCACCTCAAAAGTGTCAAACTCATTGGTCACCCAGGCTTGCTGGCTTGGCATCTTTGTATGCCCTTGTGCCTTTGCGGCCTTGTAAAGCATGCAAGTAATCACATCCAATGAACCTTGGCTCATCTTTTCAGCTGCTTGGCTCACGGTGTAACCAAGTTCGCGTTCGATCTCGATCCAAAGCCAAGCGGACTCATCGCTCACTATGTAGTTGTTGCCCTGTTTTGTTGTAACTGTGTATTGCATAATGGTTGCCCTGTTCTATTCGTTATGCTCGGGTTACTGTTCCATCCTCGACTACGAATGATAGCGAGGTTGTCAGTACGTCAGTGGCCGCGCCACCAACAGTTGGAAATACTGGGAATACGTTGCCAGTGAATGTGTCACCGTTTACATCAAAAGAGAATGCAAGCGATGTGTCTGGTGCGCTGTTTGCAGCATCCCAAAGTGCGCTGATGATTCCAGCTGATGATGAGTCGTCAAGGTATAGTTCCACATTTAGTGTGGCGGTCTTATCTACGGTCTTGTATGCGCGACCGGACAGCACTTCAAGAACCTGCTGATTGTTTTCGCGCTCAAGGGTAACGGTTGATGCCTGATCTGCGTATGACACCGAGTTGATGCTCAGAGTCAGATTCCGACCAGTTATGTATGTTGCTGGCATGACTTGCCTTTCCTAGTTGGTTGTGACCATCTCGATGTTGAGTTGGCTGATGAGCATATCGGCGTTTCCGATTTGCGTAACTGTCGGTTGCGACCATCCACCAAGCAACGAGATGTTATTGGCTAGTAGATCGGTTACTGACAAAATTAAGGTTTCCAAGTTTGCCAAAGCCGCTTGGTTGTCGGCTGCGTTGACGATGCAGGTGATGTCAAAGCGCACATGGCAACGACTGCCACCGATTGCGCCAACGGTGATGTAAGGCGAACCAGGCACAAGCACGATGGCTGGCGGTGTGATGTTTTCATTTGGCCATGCGTAAACAACCCGACCAGCAGCTGCGAGAGTGCTGGCAAGGTTTGCCCGGTACGTTGCCAAGTTAGCCAAGGTAACCTCGGGTGTCTAGGTGTTTGCCAAGTAGTCCTGAAACTCTGGTCAGCATGGAACGGCCAAGGCGGTACGGTGCTGGGCTTTGGAAGTCCACACCCTGCTGGCCTAGTGTGCCTGTGCGAGTGATCCAGATGTCGCAAGCAACTGCCAAAGCGGCTTCACGGACTTCTGGGGTCGTGTCGTATAGCGCGGCTTGGCTGGTCAGCACTGCTCGGCCATTAGGGATGATCTGACGCTTGCTAATGTCTGCGTTGGTGATTGCAGCTTCAAAGTAGGTCACGTTGTATTCATCGTAGCCAACCTTTGTAACAGTCCGTGAGCCGTTAAAAGGTGAGCCACAACCTGTGACGGTCAAAGCCTGACCGACCACAAAGGTGTTGTCGTGGCAATAAAAGCGAGCCACATTGTTTGTGAGCGATGCGCCAACGATAGACACATCATCAAAGATTAAATACGACAGGATTATGTTCTCGGCACTGTCGGCAACTGCCTGGACAATGGAGTCAGCGTAGATGTCGCCGATACCTAAAACGCTTTTGAGTTCGCTTAATGTGATCAGTGCCATTTTCTACTCCATTCTTGTAAGTGTGTGGGAGGCACAGGGCCGCACCTCCCACACTTCTAACTAACGCTGACTTAGGTCAGGTTAAAGCGACGAACTCCACCGGCAACCAAAACGCCTACGGCTAGGTAGCCATAAAGCATTGTTTCGATTTCACCTGATGTGACCACGTTTGTGGACATACGCAGGATTGGTGATTCGTAGATAGCAACTGCCGATGGGGTCACAATGAATGCTGACTCATCGATTGTTGTTGCTACTGCGTTCGGATCTACATACAGATCAAGTCCAAGCACGTTGCCGCGTAGGCTCTGTGGGCCAGCAACTCCGCCGTTGTTCTGTGGGTTGTATGCGTTGTAGATTGGGCGACCAGTTGTATCGGTTGCACCCATTAGCAATGACCACTGGGATGTTCCAGCGATGTATGCACTTGGCAGTTCACCTGTTGCTAGGTAAGCGGCTGGGGCTTCGGTTGATACATAGGAAATGATGCCAGCGGATGTTGCTGCAACTGCGGTGGCTTGTGTTCCACCTGCGGTTAGAGCTGCGATCACTGCTGCATCGGTTGCCTTGTTGTAGGCGCGTGTCATGTTGTCGACCATTGCCTGGAAAAAGTCTGGGCTTGAGCGTTC